GAACCCGTTCGGAGTACACCATGCTCGGGTTACGCCAGGTACCCGCAGCGCCCAGCGCACATAATCCGTTGCCGCCCCGCCCTGCGGCTGGTTCTGATAGGCGTACAGCATTCGAGTCTTGAGGGCAGCATCCTGCTCCAGGTCCGCGCCGCCAACGAAGGCCGTCAATACCGAGCCGGTGGACTGCACGCCTGCGATCGGCTGCGCCAGCGTCATCGCCGTGCCAACCACACAGTTGCCGAACGCGCCGGTTGCGCCGGTCGGATCGGGCGTAGCCGCAGCGGTCACGGTCGCAGCCCCGGAGCTGTCGATCGACGCGCCAGATTGCACCGTGTAGGTGACGCCGTCGCTGCGCACCAGCTGTACGCCGGCCGGAATGTTTGACCCGGGAGCGCCATTGAAAGTCACCGCGCCAGCTGCCGACGCGGCCGGGATTCGCGTGATGCCGATTAGCCCTGCCCACCCCTCCAAAAACTCATCGGTTGCCGTGAATGGGACCGACTGTCTGGCGATCCAGTCCAGGTAGCCGTAGTGCTGATTTGCCAGGCCGGCCATTGCCGTACCCAGGATGTTAAGGTTGGAGAATCGCAGCAGCGGATCGGACCCCGGCAAGGCGGATGCGATGTCCTGCGCGACCTGTTGGCGAAGGTCAGTCAGTGTCGGGCGAATGAATGGCATTAAGCACCTAGATCGTAATGTGCAGTCCAGGTGGCGCGGCGGTCAAGCCGGACCATACGGACGAGGAATTGAGGGCAATAACCGCTCCGCTTTGCTCATACGCGACGATCTGCGCGCCGATCATCCCGGATCGCGTCCACTCGGTCACGATGTCGAACTTCGCCACGACGCCGTCATCAATCAGCCACTGGATGGCCTCGGCGATGTAGCCCTGTGCGCGCGCAAGCGTTTCGGTCATCTGCTTGGAGCGATCCAGCAGCCAGAGGCGCGAGCCAATAAGGTGCGCGGGATCGTCGCCCCACCAGCCGCGGGGGTTGTTTGTGCCATCGGGTATAACGTCGTCGGTCGCCGCGATCCGATCGGTGAAGATGCTGATTAGGATGGCCGTGGTCAGGTCGTTGCCGCTCTGAAGTTGAGAGCCATGCAAACTCCAGTCGCCGCCGATTAGCGCAGGCGCCCAGGTGGTCGAAATGTCGCTCATTGAGTTTGCCCGGTAACGTTCGATTCGACACTGCTTGTGCCGCTCGCGATGTTGCGCACCACGTGCGTGTGCTGGTCGTAGATGGCGCGCATTTGTGCAACCGTGTGAATATTCGAACCAACGTTATCGATAATGTCGCCCGTCACCTCGAGCAGCGGCGTCACCATCCTTACCTTGGTCGCAGCGTTGATCGTGACAGTACTGGCATTGTTAACCGTTACCGTTTGCCCTTTGGCTTCGACCACGATGCCGCCGGCAGCCGTCAGATAGATCGATTTTCCATCCTGGCTGTACAGCATTGTCTCGCCGGGCTTCAGTCCTTTCGGGCGTGATGCTTGATGGCCGGTCGCGACAATCGCCCCATTGGATCGATCCCCGCCGATAAACACCAGAACGGCATCGGAGCCAACCGGTGGCATCGATGTAAGGCCGAACTCCGCCAGGCGAGGCACCTTGTCCTTGATTTCGTCCGCGCCCAGCTTGATCTGCTGCGTCTGCACCGGGCCAGAGTCATTACCAGTAGTGACGCGCCCGCGGCCGATCGCATGCAGCAATCGCTGGTGCAGGCGCTGGATTGCATCGATCATTTTTTCTCCACGGGCTTGACGTCGGCAAAGCCGGGCAGTAACACGACGGGTTGCGGCAGGAATGCTTCTTTAGGCATCAGAACCAGGTCGGCAGTCGTCCCGGTGTGCAGATTGCGGTTATAGGTGACTTCACTGATGATCCAGCGCTCCATGTTCAGCTTGAGGGCTGGGATTCGGATGGGGGCGAGCTTGTTGGGACTCCACAGCTGCCCAAGTTCGTCGCGCCAGCTATCCACGGTCACGCGCAGCGCCTGGGAGCGCCCGAGGCGCCGCGCAACCTCCCATTCGACGCGTTTTTTCAGCACCGGGAAACCGAGGCTGTCGCCCGCCTCGGCGATCACGGTCATGCGCCGATGCCGGGTTACGTTCGGGTCCTTCGCAGTTGCCTGCAGGTTGCCGACATCTCCGAGGTCTTGGAAGGTGTCGAAAGACTGAATGTAGCCATTGACTTCCGAGTACCGCTGATCCATGCCGTACTCAATTCGCGCGCGCTGGACGTTCTTGCCCTGCTCGAAGCCACTCGCCATCGCGTCGGTGCCGACGCGGTCGAGACACAGGTTGCCGTTCTCGTCTTCGTAAGCCAGCAGCGCAGCAAAGCGGCAGACCCGCTCAATAATGTTGAACGCGCTTTCTCCCAGGATCAGGTTCTGGACGGGGATTTGTGGTCCCAAGTCGGTAGCCCTGGCGTAGACGCTGATCGGCCGCGCGGCAGTGCCACCCGAAAACACACCGTATGGTTGAGCCAGTTTCTGCGCGATCGCCAGTGCATTCGCTCCGACGATCTGCCCACCCGGCCACTCGGCCGCGCAGTCGACCAAGTCGGAGCACTTGCCGCGCCCGACCACGGTAATGGTGTGCTGGCTGCTATCGATCGATGGCGCGTACCGGTCAACGTAGCCGGTGACGACGACGTCGCCGCCAAGCTTGACCACACATGCATCACCCGGTGTTACCACAAAAGCATCTGCTTCGGCCGGATATAGATCCGTCATCTCGATTTCAAAATCCGACGGCACCCGCTCGATACCTCGAGTCACCCTCACGCTTGTCCAGCCAGAAAGCGCGCGGCCGCCTACCTCAAGCGTCAGGTCATCGTTCATCACGTGGAGAGCGCCTTAAACGAAGTTGGCATGAAAGCCGGGTGAATACAGTCCGATTGCGTCACGAGCTCATCGGCGCGCGAACTGTTGCGGTACAGGCGCTGCGCCAGCACGAGCGAAGGCATCGGCAGTGGGCTGCTGACCGTCATCGTCGTGGGTAGGCCAGCACCACGCGCGGCCAGGTCGGCCGATACCGCGGTGCGCAATGCGCGCAGGGCGTTATACACGTCGTCCGCGCCCTCATCTCCTGCCACCGTGATTTCCGCATCCAGGCTGCCGCATACGGACGCGCGCAGCGCTTTCGCATCATCAACCGACGCCGGCTGGTAGGCCTGGCACGCGCGCGCCATCTGCACAACGGCAGCGCGGCGCAGCAAGATGCTCGTCGTCGCCACTGCCGACTGCTGGGCGGCGTTGAGAGTAGCCCCGGCGACGGGCTCGGCGAAAGACGTCTGGGACAGGCTGGCCAGCAGTCGCACGGAGTCGGCCGGGTCGGTAACGGATGCCGAAACCGCCTGCACCAATGACTGAACTGCTGTTGCAAAACCGGCGGAGGTGCTGTTACTCAGATTGGATGCGGCCGTGCTCACAGTGGCCGCGAGCGAATTGACGGCGCTGCGGGCTGTCGACCCCAGCGCAACAAGAGCTGCCACGGAGACCGCCCCGTTGAATAGGAGCGACGTGCGCGAGGTCAGACCGCCGACGTTTCGGCCGTTCGCAAAGCGGCCGACGGCGCCGCCGATGCTCGATACCATGTTGACCAGGTTCGTAGCGTCGTTGGTGAGGCGCTGCGCTGTTGCAACCCACGAGTTGGTCACATTAACAGCCTGTTGCACTGCGGCCGCACCGGCTTTCAGTGAGCCCGTGATATCGCCCGAAAAACTGCCTGCGGATGCGGAGTCAGCCAACGAGGCGCTGTCGAACACGTCTGAGCCAGTCGCCTGCTCCGTGCTCGGGAATTGACGCTTTCCGGATTCGATGAACGAGAACGAAATCTCGAACATGCGCCCCTTGTCCCAGCGCTCCGTGACCTTCAGGCGCCCGAGCAGGGTCACGGTCATTTCGCCGTAGCTCGGATGGACCAGGGTCGAATCACCGCTATCCTCGCGCTCGCACGCGGCAATCATCGCGTCACGCTGTGCAATGCAGTCGTCGCCGACGAGGAATCCCTGGA